CCACTTGTTCCGTTACCCACTATTTTTGAGGAGTTATATTCTCCTGAAGGACTTAAAGTTTCTGTTGTGTCAGAGGTAACTGTTGTTCCTGATTGAATTGTCCAAGTTGTAAAATCCTCACTATAAGTTACTAAGTTTGTACTCTGTGGCTCTAAAAGTAAATGACCATCAGTATTATCTGTAAAGTCTATTCTAGGTATATTGTTTCCTATAGTCTCTATTAAGCCATTTCTATCTACTCTTGTACCTATGCTATTTCTAGTAAAGTCAAAAGGTACTGGCTTAAACCTATTCTCATCATTATACCCTAAAGTATTGCCGTCTTTTACAGCCCATTTAGTGTCTCCGTATTTAATAGTCGCTGCCATATCTTATTCTATTGTATATCCTAAATCTGTAGCCATTGCGTTAAATGAACTCCAAGAAGTTAATTTTTCTAACTCATCGTCTGATAATGCTTCTCCAAATACTGTTAGCTCTTTGCATTTACCGTAGAAACTATCATTTCCTGCTCCGTTATCAAAAGCTAATTCTGTTAGACCTATTGGAATAGCACCACTTGTATCTGTTGAAACCTCTGTTCCGTTTACCCATAATGCAAAGTCATTAACTTTATATTTTAGTGCTATTTTTATATAATCTGTTACAGTTGTTAAAGAGTGATTAAATGAAAAAACATTAGATCCAGATGATTTGACATTACCTACAATTCTGTTATCAGTGGTACTAAAATAATATCTTACGACATTTGACGTAGAGCCATCACTAATACTAACTGCTCTAAATGTGCCATCATTAGCTAGTGCAGCTATCTCTGCGTACAATACTCCTTCTGTTGAGTTTATTAATTCAGCACTACCAGCACCAGTTGCAGTCTCTGTAGCTCTTGTCTCTGTGCTTCCAGTTAGTGTTGGTATGTATGAAGTTGGGTAGGATAAGGCTTCAGCTTGCCAACCATAAGAATAGAAAAAGTCTCCACTTGTAGCTGTAGCTCCTCCATATCCTACACCACTTGCATTAGATAAATACACTCTAAGTTGACATAAACCAGTATTACCAGTAAAAGTACCTGAAACTCTATACCATCCATTACCAAAATCTGTTGCTTTTAAGTTGCTTGTTGATGTGCCATTTATTCCAAATACTCCATTTTGTACATCAAAATTGAAGTAATGGTTTGCTGATTGATTGCTTAAAAATTGTAACCATTGATTATTACCATATTTTACAAAAACACTAAAAGTTGCATCTGTAAAAGTTATATCAGTTGTTCTTACATATATTGATGTACCAGTAGCTGTAGCTTCTACTTTGAAAGCGTTTTGTATGCCCTCTGGACTATTTATATTATTATAAGTTATTGAAGTTTTGTTTGGAGTAAAAGAATTATTATTGTTTACAATAAGATTAGTAGAAGTAGGCTCTAACAACCAATGCCCATTCTCTCCATTACTATCATAGTTTATTCTTGGAACTCCAGTAGCTACATTAGAAACTAATCCACTAGAGTTAATTCTTGTAGCAGTTGAAGCTCTAGCAAAGTCAAAGTCCTCATACGGTTGCTCTATAGGTGCTACGTTGTACATAGTACCAGCCTTATACCCAGTAGGTGTTAAAATAATATTAGCTTTATCTAGTAATCCTGATGCCATTAGCTTATGTCGTTAAGTTCTTGTAAGAATGCTTGACTGTCTGTAGTGTTTTCCATTACGCCTCCAGCAGCTATTACTCTTGTATTTAATACGCTAATAAACTGAGCTGGTGTTGGATTAAATAATCCACCATCAACGATTGTCCAGTTATCGTCTTCTATTAATGATTGCTTAGAATAGAATGCACTAAATGTATATTGACTACCTCCAAAGTTAATATTTATATCAGACTCTACTTGTCCACTTGCCCAAGCTATAAGAGTTGCATCGTAGTTAGCATTAGATAAGCCACTAGCGTTTTGCATAAAGTTAGTAAAGTTAGCAACGTTGCTTATATCCCAACCAGCTAGTGATTGGTCAAACCTATCACAATTAAAGAGCATTTCGCTCATATCCTCAGTGTCTTGAATAGCCCAAGAAGATATTTCCCCATTAAACTGTACACAGTTATAGAACATTCTACTCATACTTACAACTGCTTCTACTATCCAATTACTCAAGTCTTGATTGAATGTTAAACAGTTTTCAAACATAGAAATATAACTACCAGAGATTTCTGTATCCCAACTATTTAACGGCTGGTCAAAAGAATAACAGTCTTTAAACATTTTATCGTAGAAGTAAATACTAGACACATCCCACTCATCTACTACACCATCAAAGTTAGTACATCCTTCAAACATACTTTCTAAACTTTCTCCAGATATTGTAGGATAGTCAGTAGCGTTAGCTTCTAAATTAGAGCATCCAAAGAATGCTTTATTGGTAGATATATTTAAAGTACCATAGTTACTTATATTCAGTATTTTAAGTCTATCTTGAGTATTATTAAATTGCCATCCTTGTATCGTTCCTTCTATGCTTATCTGATACTCTCCAGCACTTGTGTAAGTGTGTGTTACCTCTGCTTGATTGTAGCTAGTTATTGTGCTACTACTACCATCTCCCCATAGTACTGTACAATTATAAGAGCCAGAAGCTACAGTAGGTAGTTTAAATTGTGTGTTAAGTGTAGAGCCATCAGAAAGGTTAGCAGTATCTATTGTAAATACAAATTGATTAGGAGCTACTGTAGATAAGTCTACTACGTCATTTTTCTCTAACGTAAGTATCATTGCATCCTTTCTATTGCCTACTTGTTTTATTGCTTTTATAGAATAGTTAGTAGAGCCATTCTGAATAAAGTATTGTGGAGTAGTGCCTATGTTAGTTCGGTATCTTATTAAGCACTCTATAGTCTGCGAGTTAATTAAATCGTCAGCATCATAGGTAGTATTACCAGACTTAAAGTCAAAGTCTCCATAAATAGTAACAAAACTATTATCAGAAACTACTCTCTCGCCATAAGCGTTAGTAGAGAAGGTTTGAGTAAATAGCTTTAACTTTCTATCTAGTTTACCTATTATCATAGTTCTAGCAAACGGTAAGGAGTTAATAAGTGGTCTACCATTAGTGGCAATTCACTTGCTATCGTTCCAGTTACCACGTCCTGGCGATTTTCGAAGTAACGACCTACAATTATGTAAATGCTTTGAATTATTGGAGCTGGAACATCACTAGCAGCACCACCAACTACAAACTCAACTTCGACTGCGTTTGGTCTTTCGTAAGTGTTTGGAAAGTCTCCAGTATTAGATTGATATATTCTTCCTGGTCTTACCTTAGTATCTACATCGTAATTTGAAGCAGCTAAGGTTTGTAATGAATTGTTGGTGTCATAGTATTTAACGTGAGTAACACTAGCTACATCTCCTACTTGTAAATCTATATAAGGAGGGAACTCATCGTAAAAAATATTATAGGTTTGAGTTATAAGTCTACGTCTAGTAAACTCTTCTACAACTTGAGTAGCTACATTTATTAATGAAGTAATATAAGTATTGTCATCATCATAATCTGAATCTACTCTTAAAAAAGCCTTTGCCTCTGCTAATGATATTGCAGTAGTAGCTGGTCCAGTCTTTAAAACTAGCTTACCATAAGGCACGTAATCAGAGCCTCTTAAAGCGTTAAAGTTGTAGTTATAATATTCCATTTAAAAAAAAATTAATGGAGGGGCTATTAACCCCTCCGTTAAAATAAACAAATTATGCTTCAATCAAAGAAGCAAAAGCAGTATCATTCTGTACAGCATCACCATCAACTAAAGAAGTTAAGATGTATCTTGGCTCTCCAGTACCAGCGTTAGTATAGATGTCATATATAACGTCTAAACCACCGAACTGAGCAATGTGAACTTTAGAAAAGTCTCCGAATAGAGCGTGGTCTTTAGTAGCACCGCCACCATTACCAACATTACTAGAAACGAAAGAGAAATATCCGTTTATAGTTTTATCTCTGTTATCATACAAAGGAGATACACTAGCAACTTGAGCAGCACTTTTAGCAGCAGTATAAGCATTAGTATCTACTAAGTAAGCCATTCTAGCACCCTCTAATTGTACACCAGCGTCTAAGATAGCAGACTCAAGAGCGATAGCACTAGCAGCAGAGAAAGCAGCAGTAGAACCAGCAGCAGCGTCAGCGAAGATAGAAGTAGGAGCGTTAGATACATCACCAGTTCCTAATAAAGCAGCTTCTAAAGTAGCAGCAACAGACTGTGCCATATTTCTTCTCAATGCAGCCTCAATAGAAGCGTTTTGAGCGATAGCCTCAGCAGATACATTAACAATAGAGATAAGTTTCTTAGGAGATAATGTTACGCTTGTAGCAGTACCATTAGCAGCAGGAGCAGAACCACCAGTCTCAGCAACAAAGCCAGAATTAATAGAACTAAACACGGGAAATTTCATATTCGAGACTCCCGAGTAAAAATTTGCACCGGCAGAAGCTAAAACTAAGTTAGCCTCTAATTGGTCAGTCCAAGCCATAACTTCAGTAGCGTTACCAGCAGCAGTAGCTACAGCAGCACGAGTTAAGATTGAAGATGGTATAGCAATACCTTTGAATGATTGACCAGTATAACGAGCTTCGTTACGAGCTTCTTGGTCCATCTCTTTTACTAAACCTTCTAAACGACCAGTAGCCGCTTGATTCATAGCGTCTTGGAAAGAGTAATCTCTCATTTCGCTAGGAGTGTTTTCTGTAATTTCTTTTACAGCTTTTGTAGCTTGTAGTTGTTCAAAAGATGCAGCTCTAGTAGCCATCTTATTTAACTCCTCTACTTTTTCATTTAAAGAATCAAAGTTACTTTGCTCATCAGAAGATAAGTCACGACCATCAGCAGATGCTACAAGTCCTTCCATCTTTTCGATAACCTCAGCTCTTTCTTCTTTGTAAAGTTTTGATGTTTTCATTTTACGAAAATTATTATTAATATTTATTTTTTAAGATTGTCAAACGCATTTTATTGAGGCTGCGTTGTTTTAAATCTTCTTCTTCTTTTTGTGCCTCTATTTTTTCAGCTTCTAAACTTTCTTCTAGTTTTTTAGCTTCTTCTTTTTCTTGCCATTCTTCCATAGAACGTAAAGCCACTGAACTACTTGCAGCGTTGTATGCTGGGTAAGTTACTGAGCTCACATCGTATAAGCGTGATACCTTGTTTATAGTTCTAACATTCATACCGTCTTTCATCTCCCAAGAGTCATCCTCTACAGTAAATGCAAAACTAGACTGGCTGATAGTACCATTCTTTAGCAACTCCATTAAGTCTCTAGCAGTAGAAGTGTTAGGCATATCAGCTTCGTAGCGTAGTCCCTTCTCATCTACAGATAGTCTTAAAGTGTTATTAGTAGTTCTTGCTAGTACTAAGTTAGCGTCGTGGTTTACTAAGAATCTTACGTCATCTTCTAATCTACCTTCAAATGCCTCTGGAGCAATATACTCTCTAAAGCCACCTAAGTCATTAGAAATTGAATTGAAGACAGCACCGTAGCCTACTACTACTGGATTGTCTCCATCCATTCTAAGCTCTAAATCTTGAACGTCTATAGTTCTTACTTCTTTATTTTTCATATTATCAAAATTTTCTTCTTTACCTATTTCTTCTATCTTTCTCTTTGTCCAAGCGAAGCCAGGGTCTCCTCCCCATAATGCCCAAGCTATTCGACCAGCACTTGGGTAGCCTTCGTCTCCACTATAAAAGCCTTGACCTTCTTTGTCTACTTCGTGTCTACTTAAATAAGAGTACATTCTTTTAACACTTCTTATTGAAAGATTAGCTCTGTTCTTAATATCTCTTGCTCTTGCAACACCTACCTCAGT